TTAAAATCCATGTTAAATTACTATGAAGTTAATTTAGGTGGAAAGAAAGATGAAAAGATGACTAAAAAGGAATTAAACAAGTTTTTAGACACTTTTAATCAAATTCTTGATTTCTATACATTGCAAGATATAATGAAAAGGATAAAAGATAAAAGAAAAGAAGAACTTGGGGATGAAGGGGATGATGATGATTTTATGATGCCACGAAAACATGAAGATGAAGATACATTTGAAAACGAAATGATGAAAGATCCAGAAGATTTCTTTGGAAAAAAAGATTTATCTGGTAATAACAAAAATTTCAATGATCCAATAGATACTGATATAAATAAATTTTTGAAGTGGCTCACTATGATACTATATTCAGGTGACCATTCAGTTATTATCACCGAAGATAAAGGTGGAATCAATATCAGATTAGTAAAAATAAACAAAGGTAAAAAATAAGTTATGTCCGTAAGATTAGTTTCGATCACAAACCCATCAGAATTAGTTAAATTTACCGAAAAAGGTAAAACTACAAAGGTTTCACCAGAAGAATTGATTGTTTACATTGCGAGAGTAAGCAATCCAGATAATCAGATGAATATGGAAACTGCTCCAAAATTGATAAACTATTTGATTAAACATAAACACTGGTCACCATTTGAATTTGTAGATATGACCGTTGAGATTGTAACTAGAAGAAGTATTGCAGCTCAAATACTTCGTCATAAATCATTTTCTTTCCAAGAATTTTCACAAAGATATTCAACGGCAACAGAAATTCAATCCATTGAATTAAGAAGACAAGGAAAAACAAACCGTCAAAGTTCGGAAGAAGTAGTTCCGGATTTTACATTAGAACGTGATATCGAACAACATTTTGCTAATTCAAAAATGTTATATGATAAATTGATTAAAAATGGTATATCAAGAGAAACTGCTCGTGATGTTCTTCCATTATCAACAGAAACCACTATGTATATGAAAGGTTCTGTTCGTAGTTGGATTCACTATTTGGATCTTCGCTGTTCACCCGATACACAAAAGGAACATCGTTTGATTGCAGAAGGGATAAAATCAATTTTTATCAATCAATTTCCGAACATTTCGGAAGCATTAAATTGGAAATAATATAGGAATTTAATTATATGACTTACGAAAACGATAATGGTTTTGCTAAAGAAATAATATATTGTGGAATTGGACAATATGAAAGTCTTTTACACTTTGGTGCGTGTGATGAAAATTTATTTTTTCTTCCGATATTAGATGAATTGGGGTTGGATATACAATATACAGCTGTGGATGTTAAGGATGAAGTAAAAAAACTTTTTACGGATTTTGAGCCATTGGAAAGAACTAATACTTGGATTTCACATCAAGAATCCATGCAAGAGTTTATAGATAATATGGAAGACGAAAGATACACATGGACATTACTAACTGGTGTATTCAACAAACCACTTTATAGTGAAAGACAGTATCAATTTATAGATACCGTTATTAAAAAATGTTTAGAATTTTCGGATAATGTTATTTTCACAATAAATGAAAATGCCGATGATAGTTTCAAATATAGTATGATTTATCTATATTCACATTTTACAAATGCATTTGAATCCGTTACTGTAAAAAAGATAGGTGCGGGTAAATATATTTTTCATATAAAAAATTAGGAGTAAGGTTATGGAAGGAATTTTTGTAATAGTATTACAAAGTGTGATACCATTTTTAATCGGTGGCGGTGGTGTTTGGCTGTATTTTCGTGATAAATTTACGGAAGTATTAACGGAATTAGAAGATAAAAAATCAATAATCAAGGCAATACACGAACACGCCGATCAAATAGAAAGAGTGAATGTAAAAATTCAATCAAAAAAACATAATGCAAAGGTTGCCAAAGAAAATGTAAAGGTAACGAAACCAATTTCTAAAAAAACAACAAAAAAAAGTGATAAAAAGTAACTTTTATTATTGATATACATATTTATGATAAGAGTAAAATTTTTTTTCAAAAGAAGGAGATATAAATGGCAGTAGTAACAATAGGAACTCAAAAATGGAGTGACACAAATCTTTCTGTTTCAACATTCCAAGATGGTACTCCAATTTCTGAAATTTCATCATCTGAACAATGGGATGAATATGCAGCAGCAGGAACACCTGGTTGGTGTTATTACAATTTTGATTCAGGCAATGCACAAACTTATGGCAAACTGTATAATTGGTATGCAGTATCATCATCCAATGCAATTTGTCCTACTGGTTTTCGTATTCCTACTAATGCAGATTTTGCAACATTAGCCGCACATCAGGGTGGTTCAGGTGTTGCTGGTTTGAAATTGAAAAATACTGATAACTGGTTAACCCTAACCAGAAGAAATTCAAACGGAACAAATAGTAGTGGATTCAAAGGAAATCCTGGTGGATATGTTAAATCTTCAACTTACGATTTTTGGGATCAAGGTTGGAGTGCAAATTTTTGGACACAAACAACAGCATCAGCAGAAGAAGTAGTTAGTAGACGATTATATTGGTCTGACGATACATTTAATGCATTAAATGCACCAAAAGACATGGGATTATCAGTTAGACTACTTTGTACAGGTTCAACACAGCAGTGTTCTGACGGTGACTTTGATATTACAAATATGTTCTAATTTAGGAGAGGTTGCATGAAAAAATTTATATCATTCTTAATGATTAGTTTATCTCTTGTTATTCTTGGATGTAATGAAAATCCATTACCAACATCAGATACAACTATTTTTGAAAAAAGAACTCCAATTCAAAAAGATTCGGTTAAAAGACGTATTCCCATCGAACAAGTATTGCCTTGCTTGGGATTGACAAGAGAACAAGATAGTGTGATAAGATTGATTTTGAAAGAAGAAAAAAAATGTAGTATTGAATGCAAAAAAGAATTTCAAGAATCAATTAAAACACTTCGTCAAGAATACAATGCAAAGATGGAAAAATATCGCCGTGTTGAAAAAACAGATGAAATAAAAAAGGAAATCGAAATAATTACTTTTGAGTTTCGTCAAACACAAAGAGATTTAGAAAAAGAATATAAGTTAAAAATGACAGAATGTGCTAAAAATCTAAATACTGATATTGAAGCTCTTTTGAGAAAAGACCAACTTACTCTTTGGAACATTTGGAAGGCAACTGGAAAAGTTCCATGCGATAGAGTTAAACCATAATCCATGTTCGGAATGGAAAGGGTAAACCCCTAATGACCCCTACAATTTGTAGGGGTTTTTTATTTTGCTTTGATCGTATTCATAAATTTTGTATATTGATATATTATTCATTAAACATTAACGCCAACCTATGAAACTTGGATATGCCTGTATAAACATGACTTTATCAAAAGATAAAATCACTACCAATCGTTCCATGATTAAAAAAACATTCCTACAAAAAGGTTTAGATTACTGTTCTGAACTTGCCTATATGAATGTTGTTGATATGGAGAAGATTATCAAATGGAATGTTCAAAACGGTATTTACTTATTCCGCACATCTTCTAATGTATTTCCTTGGGGTTCTGAATATGATTTGGAACAACTAAAAGATATTGATAAAATCAAGATTGTCCTCAAACGAATTGGTGATTATGCAAAAGAACATGGTGTTCGTCTATCATGTCATCCTGGACCATTCAATGTTTTGTGTTCACCTAATCCTGATGTTGTAAAGAATACCATAATTGATTTGGAACTACACGGTAAAGTATTTGACATGATGGGATTATCACATACACCATACAATAAAATCAACATACATTGTAATGGTGTTTATGGTGACAAGAACGCTTCACTTGACCGTTGGTGTCAAAACTTTCAATTACTATCCCATAGTGTTCGTTCAAGACTTACCATTGAGAATGATGATAAACCAAATATGTATTCGGTTAAAGACCTTATGAAAATTCACGAATGTTGTGGTATTCCCATTGTATTTGATTATCACCACCACCAATTTTGCACTGGCGATTTGACTGAACAGCAAGCACTTGAACTTGCCATATCAACATGGCCAGAAGGTATTACACCTGCAGTTCATTATTCTTCATCAAGACTTAAAGAGACTGGTAATCCAAAAGAAAAACCACAAGCTCATGCAGACTACATATTGGAAAAAATCAACACATACGGACATGATCTTGATATTATGTTAGAATGTAAAGCAAAAGAACTGGCTCTCAAACGATACCTAACAGAATACGGAATCTAACTCAAAATCCCAAAAGTTCATATTTATCTGTATGTATTTATGAACAATGATTGGGATATAAATGTCATACAAATTATTCTCTCTGAAAAATCTAATCTGGTTTTGTGCTATCGGATTGGCAGTATTTTCAGGATACTACTCTGTTTATGGTATATCCAAACTATTTTCTGGTGGTTCTTGGTCGATCGTGGGGATGGCCGGTATGCTGGAATTTTCTAAATTAGTGGTTATCACATTCCTACATGACCACTATAAAACCCTAAAAACCACTTTCAAAGTATATCTAATGTCTTCCGCTGTTATTCTTATGATATTAACATCGGTTGGTGTTTACGGGTATCTCACTAATTCTTATCAAGAAACTGCAAAAGAAATATACGAAACACAAAATAAGATTGCATTGATTGATAAAAAGAAAGAAATCTTCCTTGAACAAAAATCACAAATAGATACTCTAGTAAAACAAAAGGGGCAGAGAATATCATCTTATGATCAATTGAGATTAACACAAGAAAATTCTCTGAATAATCAATTAACACAGAAAAAGGGAACAAAGGGTTTACAAAAAAATATCCAATCTGTTGATAATTCTACACAAACATTAAACAAAGAAATATCGGAACTAAATCAAAAATCTATTGGTTTATCTGATAGTCTTGCTAAATTGGAACAAGAAAAATTAGTTCTTGAAAATTCAACATTTACTTCTGAAATAGGACCACTGCTTTATTTGAGTAGATTAACTGGTGCTCCTATGGACATCATTGTAAATTGGTTCATATTAGTATTAGTTTCAGTATTTGATCCACTTGCAGTTAGTTTGGTAATTGCAGCAAATCATTTAAGACATAAGGAATTGGAAAAACAAATTCCACCAGAAGATGATGATTCTCCGCCACCAACTAAAAAAGAAGAAGTTGTGGAAGATGTTGTAGATGTTATATTACCATCCGAAGAAATAAAAATACAAGATGTTGTTGTTAAGAAAAAACAAAAATTAAAAAAAGAAAAAAAACCTTTGGAAGTTAAGGAAGAAAATGTTATATTAGATCAGCAAAACGAACAGATGGCATTTTACCAAGAAAGTTCTCGTCCTGATTTAGGATATAGGAGAGGTGTAAACGTGTAAAATGTCTTAAATTTATTCAACGAAGGAGTTTTATATGAATGATTTTTATGAAGGTGAAGAATCGGTTGAACAAAAACCGGTAAACAATAAATCCAAAGAAGTTGAAACTGATATTCCTGTTAGATGGAAAGAAGCAACAACACAGATGGATTATGGTATTGATGTTGAAGCATCTTCTGTTTTATTATTCGGTGAAATAATGGATGGTTCTTTATATGACATTATCACTCGTATTCGTGCAATACTACATATGAGAAAAGATGAACAAAAAAATGATCCAATCAATTTAATAATAAATTCAGATGGTGGTTCGGTATATGAAGCACTTGGTATTATTGATTATATCCAAAGTCTTGATGTAAAAGTAAATACTATATGTAGAGGAAGGGCAATGTCTGCTGCTGCTCTAATACTCTGTGCAGGAACTGGTGTTCGAGCTGCATCACAATACTCTACAATCATGTTCCATGAAATTAGTTCTGATATTTACGGTAAATCATCTGATATGAAAGCTAATGTTCAACACATGGAAAAATTGGAAGAAATACTTTTAGAAATACTTAAATCAAACTCAAATAAAGATGTAGAATTTTGGAAAAATGTCACAATAAAGGATTATTACATAACACCAAAAGATGCTCTAAATCTTGGTGTAATAGATGCAATTATTCCTCCAAAACATAAGAGAGGTTGATATGATGATAACTATAATCGCACTAACTATATGTTTGGGTATTTCTCTTTTTGTTAATATGAATTTAACAAGAAAGTTTGAGAAGTTAGAACAGATGGCAGAAGAAAGTGTTGATTCTCTATTAGAAAATGAAAAGTTTTTAACAGAATTAAGAAATAGAATACGGTCACAACAATCCTATTTAAGACAATTAGATAGGATTGGTTCGTTTGAAGCAGATGATGAAACTGGATATTTCTTCAAAGAAATGAAAGATATTATGAATGATATTGCAGTTTACTTTGGTGAAAACCCAATAGATGATGAAAAGAAAAGTATTCTTGAAAGACAAAATCAAGCAGATGTTTCCTTTGATAAGGAAGGTTGGTTATGAAACAAAAAAGAAGTCCTAAAAAGCCAAATGTTTACTTTACAAAAGAAACTGAAAATGCAATAGTTCTTTACAATGAACTAGATGATGAATTCCAAAAAAACTTATTATACACTCAAAAAATACATCCTGCTTTTTACAAACTCGCAGAAATTATGATTCACCGTTTTAAGTTTTACAATTTTGATGTTTCACACGAAGACGTAAAACATGAAGTAATTGCTTTTTTACATGAAAAAATAAACAAGTATAAAGCAGAAAACGGTAAAGCATTTTCTTATTTTTCTATTGTTGCAAAAAATTATTTGATAGCAGAGAATAATAAAAACTATTATCATTTTAAGAGAAGTCAAGGTATTGATGCAATAGACATTGAAAGAAATATAGTAAATGAAAAAGTTAGAATGGATTTGATAGAAGAAAAGAGAGATTTTATAGACATATTTGTAAATGTTTTTGAGAAAAATTTAGCGTTGTTTTTTAGCAAACAAAGAGATATACAAGTTGCTGATTCTATAATTTACCTTTTTAAGACAAGAGAGAATATAGAAAATTACAATAAGAAGGCAATTTACATATTAGTAAGGGAAAGAACTGGTGTCAGTTCTCAATATATTACAAATGTAATCACGAGAGTAAAACAAATTTATAGCAAACTTTATGTACAGTATAAAGATGGAAGAAATATAGAAAATTTAACTTGGTATCAAATCCAAGACATTATTAACAAATGATATATTTATTGATATGAACTTTGATCAAGAACTTTTTGGCAATAAAAAATTTTCTGATTTACTTAAAGACATTTACGATAATCAGAAAAAGAAAGATCGTCAGATAAATTTACTTATTGCTGACTTAAAACCGATGCTTAATAACATAAGCGATGCTTCTATTTTAGTGCCAGCAATAAAAGATTTTATGGAAGTTTCTGTTAAAAATGATGAACATCTAGTAAAATTGGCAGCAGTTGTTCAAAGAGCAATGTCTAATAAAACAGAAGAATCTAATTCGTTCTTGACAGATGATGAAAAAGAAGAACTTATGAAAAGTATTCAACAAATTCAAGAAGAACAAGAGGAAGTTGTTACAGATGAACGCACAAAAAACGATAATCAATGGTAGTGAATTTGAAAATGTACCTGCTGAAGTTGTCAGAGTGGATTTTACAGGTGCAGATAAAGAAAAACTGTATACCATTTATTGTAAACTTTTAGGTTCGTTCGGATCTCAAACTCAAAATAATATAATTGCCGCTCGTGCACTTGATGTTAATATAAAAAACATCCCGATAAAAGGCGAAGTTGTTATGCTAATAAAAGGTCCAACTGCATATAATAGTGCATTACGAACCGGACAAGAGTATTACTATACAAATCCCATATCAATTCAAAGCTCAATACATCACAACGGTATTCCTGGTGTTACTGACTTCACAACACAGACAACACAGACAGAAACAGAAAAAAGAAAAAATGCCGAAGATGGTGCTTGGAATAAAGTAGAAAATAAATTAAATGTAACAAAAACAATAGATCCTGGATTTCCAGAGCGTATAGATGTATACCCAATTCAACCATATCCAGGAGACATAATAATTGAAGGCAGATGGGGGCAATCAATAAGATTGGGTTCAACTATTGATGAAAGAAGATCTTATCCACAAAGACCATTATGGAAAAAGGGATTGGGTGATACCGGAAATCCAATTTTAATAATTTCTAATGGAACAAATCCTGAAAATAAACCATTCAACCAATTCATAATAGAAAATCCAGATAAAGATGATTCTTCAATTTGGATGACATCTGGACATGAACTACAATTTACACCTGCATCAAAAGCACTTGCTGCTGCACAAAATAGAAAGGTTGATTTACATACTACAAATCAATGGGCAGGAAATCAAATACTAATTGCAACAGATAGAATTATATTGAATGCTAGAAAACAAGAAATAATGGCATTCTCTGCTGAAGGTATAGGATTATCAAGTGATAAAGGTGTGACTATTGATGGTGGTCAAGTTGTTGAAGTTGAATCTTCTCGTATAAATTTAGGAATAAATGCGGTTTCTCCTGTTTTATTGGGGGATAAAACAATGCAATGGTTAGGTGATTTATGTGATGCATTGGGAGAATTGTGTTCTCATATAACATCACAAACCCATCCGACTGGAACAGGACCATCAGGACCTCCAATAAATGCAGGTTCTTTTAGTGCAGTTGCTTCAAAAATAAAAGGATTAAGAGGAAGTCTAAAATCATTACCAAGTGATTTGGTTTTTGTTTGTGAAAAATCAGGTGGTCCATCGAAGGCAGAACAAGATGAGGCAAAGAAAAGAGAAGAAACAAAAAGTGGTTATGTAAAACCTACGGAAGAATTAAACAATGATCCTCTCGGTACTGATGATGATCCAGCTACACCAACAGCTACTAATGTTGTAACTATAACAAAAGAAATTGATAATATAGAAGAACAAAAGAAAAAGATATTAGAAAACTTAAAATCAAAAACAGGTGATTCTGCTGCGGCAAAAGATAATTCTGATGCAAATCCAGAACAAGGTAATTTAGAAAAAGCTCCAAATGAAACACCGCAAATAGATACTACAAAAATTGATCAAGATCCTCCTGAAATTATTTATTCATCTAGAACTAGAAGTAAGGGTGTATCTATAAAATATAAAGGCGTTACATACATAGTTGATACAAAAGGGACTGAATCTGATGGCAATGATTTAGGACAAACTTCATGGTTGGATGATACCTTTACTGTAAATTCAACGGTAATAAATCTTTCACAATTTGCTGGAAAATCACCAGAAGAAAGGATTAAAATAATGGATCAGGCATTATTAGGATCTATACCAAATGGAACATCCGGAACATCTGGAACATCCGGAACATCTGGAACAAATACCGCTGATGTGATTCCAAATACAATTTCTCCAGAGTTTCCAAATGGAATAACATTTAATGAATTAGGTTTGGACAAAACAAAAATGAAATTGATAAATGGAAGATGGGATTATACCGGAAATATAGAATTTACATTAGATAAACCCATGAAAAAATTTAATCAACCAGATGGTTCTGTGTTGAGGGAAATTCCAATACCATTTGGAAATGTAAACGGTATATTCACTTGTTCAAATTTAGGGTTAAAATCATTAACCAATGCTCCACAAGAAGTTGATTCGTTTGATTGTAGTAAAAATAAAAATATAACATCTCTTGTTGGTGGACCTAAAAAGGCGGTATTTTTTGATGCAAGTAAATGTAGTTTGGTAAATCTTGAAGGTTCTCCAACTTATGTTGATGCATCATTCAATGTATCGCGAAATAATTTACAAAGTTTGAATGGAATACCAAAGCAATATGGATCCGGATGTCAATTTGAATTACAAGGAAATGTTGGTATAAAATCATTGTCTGGAATTGAATCAACAGAAGATAAACCTATTGCATACTTAAATGTTAGGGAATGTAATTTAACAAATGAAACTATTTTTGAAGGAGTTACTTCACTAATAATAAACAGATCAAAGGGTCAATTTAGCGGTGGTTCACAAACAAATGGTAAACAGTTAGATGAAAATTTAATAAAGGAAACAACTGGTGCGTTTTCTATTTATGTTAAGTATTAAGGTTTTTCAAAATTATTTTATTTGGATGTAATACATGGCAGGTAAATCTACATACACAATAGATAAAAAAGATTTTATATTTTCAGTTTGTTGGGAAAAGATAGAGGCAAGTGGTACAACATTTCCAAAAAAATATGAATTTGTAGAGTGTCCAAATGATCCAAATTCAACTGAAAATGCTGCAAGATATAGAAAAGAAGCAAGAATTGTATCATTTGGTAGAGAATTTTGTTCTGCAATAACTTGGAATGGATCCGAAGGAGCACAATACTATATTAAAAATAATGTTTATATTGGTGATGATACTTGTCCTATTGAAGATAAAAAAAATCAACCAGTAGAAATAAAAAAAGAAGATACCGTTGCACAAATGTTTTCAAAAATAAATGATGGTAAAAATATATCAGAAGAATTGAACAAAACAGAAGAAGTAAAAAAAGAAACATCAGGATTTTTAAGTAGTGTGAGTAGCACTATTTTATCCGGTATATCTAATTTTAATGATTTGAAAACGTTATCATTGAATAAATTAGAAACTGCAGCAACTTCTATTGGAATAAGTAAACGCAGTCTAAATAAACTGATAAACATTACAGATAAAATTGATGCTAGAGGTTTAATTGGTGGTGATATAAATTCTACAAAACAAATGTTATTAGGTGAATTGGAAAATACCAATCTTTATGATGTTGCTAAAACTCCTGAAGTATTGGGGTTATTATCCGAACAACTTGGTATATCGGAAGCAAATCTTGAAAAAATGTTAAATACAGCTGAAAATGTAAGATCATTATCAGACATCACATCCATAGAACAATTTATGAATATGGATTTTGCATTCAAAGAAAAATTTGCATTAGATAATTTTATACCAACTGATATGTTAGACGATGTAATGCCAATATCATTACAACTTCTTTCAAACGATGAAAATGTTAGAAGATTAGCAGAAGAAAATGCAAAACAATTACTTGGTCGAAAAATAATGGAGATGGTTTCTCCAAACGTGGCCGAATTAACACCTGGACAAGATTTGGGTTTACCTAATTTTTTACAAAATTTTTCAAATATGGATTACAGAATACAAAAAGTTGCTGCAGTTGCTTTAGGATTTGGAACAGAAGAAGCTGCTGTTCTTGAATGTAGAAACGTTATGGATCAATTAAAACAATATAGAGAGTTGGATGAACAATCAAATTCATTAAAAAATTCATTATATGACCATGCAAATAAATTGTATACCGATAGAGATCTAAATCCAAAAATTATTGATGATTATTTGGAAGAACATGGTTTGAAAGAGGAAGAATTGATAAAGGCATTGAATGTTTCAGATAAGTTATACGCAACAACAATAAAAACATCATACTCATCTGATACAGGTGATTGGGCAGGCGATTCATCTGATGGTAAGGTTCCAACTGAACCGGATGCATCCAGTCTTGAAACAAATGCAACAGGTCAAATTCCTGCCGCTATTGTAATACCAACTATAAACGAAAGATTGATAATAAAAACAGAAACACCGGCAGGTACAAGATTTGATTACAATGGTAGTTTGGAATTTAAGCGTGAAGATTTGGTAAATGGAAAGATACCAGTTAAATTTACAAAAGTAAATGGAAATTTTGTATGTAAAAATATAGGATTGAAAACATTAGAAAATTGTCCTGAAATTATCGGTGGTGAATTTGATTGTTCAAATAATGAATTGACAAATTTAGTTGGTGGACCAAATGAAGTTGGATGGAATTATAGATGTTCAAATAATAAACTTGAAAGTATAAAAGGCGTTGCATTTACAATAGGTGCATCTCGTAACGATTCATTGTTTAATTGTTCTAATAATCCATTGCAATCGCTAGAAACAGGTAGACAACAAGAGGTTACTATATTTGGTAGAGGTATGTTATGTACTGATACAACCTTAAAAAGTTTTGCCGGAACTGCTTTGGATATTAAAGGGACAATGGATGTTCGTTCAAATGATTTACGTCATATTGATTTATTTGCTAACGCCATAGTAAGAGTTGGAAATGAAATCAGATTGGATGGTCAGAAGAACACAGAAAGGTTTAATCTTGAAGAAGTACAACAAAGAACTGGAGCAAAAACAGTTTCATTAAATAAGTAATTAGAGAAAATACATGGCAGAAGTAACAGATTTAACAACGGAAACAGATAGAGTTGAAGAAAGTCTTGAAGGTGCAGAAGTAATTGGACCATATAGACGGCAACTCCTTGAATATAGACCTACAACACAAGAGGAAGAAGAATTTATTACAATAGATACTAGACAAAACGATTGGTCTGATATTGCACTTGGATTATATGAACAAATTTCTAGTGAACTTCCATCCGATACATTATATGAAGGAGGTGGTATTGCAGGTGCGTGTATTGATCCTGCAACAGGAAATGTAGGAACATTAGTGAATACTGATCCCGGAACAGGACAACAATCAATCGTTCCTACTGGAACAACCGTAAAAAATGTAACAACACCAACTACTGGTGGTACTATACCAAATGTACAAGCAACCACACCAACGCCAGGAAATCTTACAGAATTACAAAAAGAAATAGTAAATCAGGCCGTTGATTTTTTACAACTGAAACCACCAGGACAAAAATGGGAAAACGATAACCGTGCAATAGATAGTGCATTGACAAGTTTGAGACAAAAATTCCCAAATAAATCAGGAATGGCACCGGATATGTGGTGTGCACTATTTACAACGGTTTGTGTTAATGAGGCGTGTAAAGTTGTTGGTGCAAAAAATACCTGTCCAATTACTCTTGGTGCATCTGCATCTGTTACTGGAAATAATCCACCTGTAAGTACAATTCCTGAACCAGGTGATATAATGTGGAAATGTTGCGGTGGAAGAAGTGGCCATGTTGGTATAGTAGTTTCCGTATCATCAAATGGCGGAATTTTAACAATAGAAGGTAATATGGGTGATGCAGTTGCCATGCGTAGATATAAAAATAATGAAGGCATGAAATTCAAACACGCAGGTAGAATGCCACATACTGGAAGAGCAAGACCAGTTAATGGATATGGAAAATTAGAAAATCTTGCAGCCGCAGGTTATCTTAAAGGTGGAAAATGGAAAACAACATAATTTGGAGAATTAAATGGCAGTAAGTATTTCACCTTTGATGAACGATCCAGCTTTTAATGGAACCAGTAAAAATAAAACGGATAAAAAATTATTTTTACAGGCATTACCTGCTATCCTTGGTGCATATAAAATGACAAATACTTTTAGATTGGTTCATTTTTTAGGTCAAACCGCGCATGAAACTGGTAATTATTTTTATGAAGAAGAAATTGCAAGTGGAGAAAAATATAATGGTAGATCTGATTTAGGTAATAAACAACCGGGAGATGGACCAAAATTTAAGGGCAGAGGATTTGTTCAATTAACAGGAAGACATAATTACACTTTATTTCAAAAAAAGACTGGTGTTGATTTTACTTCTACATTAGATGCTGCTAGAAAAGTTCTTCAACCACAATATCTGTGGAGTTCTGCCGGTTGGTATTTTTTAGAACAAAGACCTAAATTTTTTGGTGTTGCTGATCAAGGTATAAATAATAATACTATTCTACCTATATCAAAATTTGTAAACGGTGGAACAAATGGACTTGCGGATCGTCAGAAAAAAACATTTCATTTTGGTAGTCTGTTCGGCCAAACAAACCAAACAGTTTCGGTTCCAGTATCATCTACGAATCCAATAGCAACTCCTGTTGTAAGCACAACAACCGGAACAACAGATGTTACAAATAATGGAGCAACTCAGCCTGCTGCCGCATCTGCAGTTTGTACTGATATGGACAAATTAGATGGTAAATTAAAATCAAACGAAGGTCCTAATGGTGCCGGTGATGTTGCTTTTGATCCAGTTCCACCACCAAAAAGAGATACACCGATTCGTAGTGACGGTGGATTAAATCATAGATTTTATCAGAGACCATCGAAAGAGGGATTGCCAGCAACTCTTGAAGAAATGGTTAATAAGAAAAATAAGTGGTATAAAAGATATTGGGCATATAGACCAAATGAGGGTCTTGGGTTTGGTTCTGAAAAATTTGAATCAACTATAACTCAAAATTCAAAAAATTTAATAACATCGTTGATACCATATTGGCCTCCTGTTGATCTTCCTGTATCTGCATCTGTTAGTGGATCAAAACAATCTGGAGATTTAGATCCAAAACCAACGGTAAATGGTAGTTGGAAAAATTTAATAAATGGTCAAGGTGATATTAAATCGGTTTGGGATATTCCAATACTTTTGAATACATACGATGTTGGTGTATTTAATCAAAACATAGGTTATACATTTGAAGCCGGAAATGAATTACACATGACTATTTTGCCAGAAAAAACAGTAATAAATCGTGGTAAAAGTTTGGGTATTGGTAGTGGGACAAATACTATTACAACTGAAAAGGCAAATAAAGATTCAAGTTGGCAACATTGGCCAAAATGGGATGGTATATGGGTAAAACATTGTCTTAATAGTTCAGGATATACAACATTTGCTGGTATAGATATTAGTGTTGATCAATATCATCAAACAATTCTTGCCGGTGGTAAAGGTGGTGGTAAATTAGTAAACATTCCAGGATATATCGAAACTGCTGTATCTGGCTCTGACAATTCTGGAACATCTGGAACATCCGGCACAAGTGGAACAAGTGGAACAAGTGGAAATTCTACTGAAACGGTGAACACTAAAGCAAAAAATAAAAAAGTTGCAAAAGAAAAAGTAAAAAAAGAAAAAGACTGGTCATGGAAAGAAATGCTTGCAAATAGTAAACAAGACGGTATATTCAAACCAAGTAAATTGTGGTTCCAACCAACGTATCTAAATGCAGATGAAAAATTACAAGATGGTGATATTGCCATTTTTATTGTAGATTATCATTTTACAAAAGACGGAAAATTTACACCAAAAGGTGAAAAATTACTTAAAAAAATAATTGAATTAAATTGGAAGTTGGCAATAGTTTCTACCATTCCACATCATACATCACAGAGTATAAAATGTAGAGCAGAAGTTCTAGCATATTTAGATGAAACTGGAGAAATGATTACAATAGGTGGTGATACAAAACCATACAAAGGCGATTCTACTGCTGAAATTGGATCACATATTGCAGTAAAAACAACAAGTATACATGAAATTGCCGGTTTACAATCTGATTCTTGGATAAATGGATCGGTTGTAATTTCAAAAGTAAAATCTTCACCATCGGAGGATCAAAGAGAAGGTGGTTTGAATACAAAGTTTTATATTTCTGAAATTATGGATAAATACATAAAAGAAATAGATAATCAACCTGAAAAACTTACTGGAAGATTATTCAATTTTATACGAGAAAAAATAAAATACAAACCCCAGGCGGCACCAGTTCAAACAGATACAGGAGGATCAACTGGTACAGTTGTAGGTGCAGGTGCAGGTGGATTAGGTGCATCATCACCACCACCAAACATAGTAGTTCCTGCTGGACAAAGAGTTTTTGCGGGTGGATCAAAACAAAATGTTTATGGCCAATCATTGGGTTGGATATTGGTATTATGGTCTCATGTTTTGAAAAGATATGTAATAACACAAGGTGCAAAAAAAGGAAATGTTATTTGGAAAGATTTTGCTATAGGAAATTTAGGACAAAGTAGATCTTTAGCAGATACCAAGGCAGGAGGTCCAGGACGTTCTACTTCAAGTTTACACGCTGCATTACTTGGAAATGATATAACATTTCATCATCCAGAATATACTGATGTTGTTGATGGTCGTAGACCAAGTGGTCCTGTTCCAGGTTTAACACCATTTCCAACGTACAATACTGTAAAAGGACAGATACCAAATTATTGTGCAAAAGGAAATACTGTTCCAGTTTATGGTGCAAATGTACCACCGTGCACAGGTGCTGCTATGTTTTTTAGTGATTATGGACAAGAATTATACAACTTAAAATTGAATATAGCCAGAAATCCAAAAAAATTCATAGACCAATATGGATTTCCAGCAACTACAGCAGACCGTAAACACGGTGCTCCTGTTTTGCCATCATTTGGATTACATAATATAGATTGGGGACAGGATGTTTTTGGTAAAGGAAAATATCCAGATAAATGGCCGTTGGATGTCAAACAAGGACCAGCAAAAGGTGGTGCACATGAATGGGGTTGGCGAGAATGGGCACATCTCCAGGCACCTGATAAAATTCAAGTTCAACTATGGAGTGCATACACAACAGATTTGTGGGCATCTGCAAAATTAAAACCGGCAGATATGCTTAATGGTGATAAACGTGCATTATTTTATTCAAGAAAATAGATCATGATATATTTTTGTAATAGATATTTATTGTAAAGTTAAACAAATAAAAAGGTTTATAGCATGGATAGTGAAAATTTTTTCAAAAAAATTCGTAGCATAATAAGAGAAGAAATTGATTATGCTTTAGAAAAAAAAATACCTAAAAATTCTGTTTCCAAATCATCTCAAACAAAAGAAATAGAGCACGGAATGAAATTGTATAAAGAACAATACAATGGTAAAAAACCTGCGGTAAAAAAACCTACTGCAAGTAATTCTAAATTTAATTCAATACAAGATATTTTGAATGAAACAAAAAGAACATTAAACGAAAGTATGGAAATGGAAAGAGAATTTACCTTTACATCAGATATGGCTGAAAATTTTGGTTATTCAAATCAAAGCGCTGCTATTCCACAAGGATATTCTTCCAATGATATACCAGAAAATGTAATGGATGCATTGACAAAAGATTATTCGGCTCTTATGAAAGCAATAGATGAAAAGAAAGGGAGATGATAATTGGCACTTTATAGAAGAAAACGAGTAGTTGTAAACACCCCTAATGTTGATATTCAATTAACAAAACCAATAGGGATAACTATTCCATTCAATAAACCGAGTGGAATTTTTAATCAAAGTTTTACAAACCATGAACAAGTTTTTTCTAACTTAAAAAATTTATTACTGACAAATAAGGGTGAACGGTATATGCTTCCGGAATTTGGAACAGATATACGTGCAGTTCTTTTTGAAAATATAACAAGTGAAGATGCATTTACAAATTCAATAAATGGGGAAATTGAATCGGCAATATCCGAATGGATGCCTTATTTGGTAATTACGGAACTCGAAACAACAATTCCATCATACGATCAAAGAATTGATGAACAAGAACATTCCGTGAGAATCAAATTAGTTGTTCAAATTGGTTCAACAAACATTTATTTACCAATTCAAATACTTATATCTGATACCGGAGAATTAGAAATAAGAGAGGCAGTCTACAATGGCAGATTTAGTTAAAAAAGATATTCGTTACTTATCAAGAGATTTTACTTCTCTTAAACAAAATCTTATTGATTTTGCTAAAAATTATTTTCCGAATACATATCAAGATTTTAATGAAACATCGCCTGGAATGATGTTTTTAGAAATGGCAGCTTATGTAGGAGATGTTTTATCGTATTACACCGATGTTACATTGCAAGAATCAATGATATTACATTCTAGCGAAAGAACCAATGTATTAAACATTGCACAGTCACTTGGTTATATGCCAAAAAATAGAATAGCTGCAACTGTAAGTTTGGATGTATTTCAAATAGTTCCTGCCATTGCGAGTGGTAGTTCTATTATTCCTGATTATTCTTATGCATTTGCAATAGAACCTGGAATGGTTGTAGGATCTGGAACAGGAACTACTGTTGAATTTAGAACAATAGACTACATTGATTTCAAATTTAGTAGTAGTTTTGATCCAACAGAAGTTACACCATTTGAAGTTGATGCAAACGGAGAAGTATTATTTTGGTTATTAAAAAAATCTGTAAAAGCTGTTTCCGGAACAATACAAGCAATAAATTATGAATTTACGGATCCAAAACCATACGATAGAGTGACATTACAGGATCCAAATTTAATAGAAATACTATATGGTATAGATTCAGACAATAACGTTTGGTATAATGTTCCTTATTTGGCAGTTGATACAATTTTCGATCCGGTTGTAAACATATCAAGAAATGATAGAACACTATCAAAACACAGAAATGAAACACCGTATTTATTAAAGTTAAAAAAAGTTTCTAGACGATTTACCATTAGAACTGTTGATCTTGGAACGTATGATATACAATTTGGTGCAGGTGTTTCCGATTTAGATGATGAACTTTTAATTCCAAATCCAGATTTGGTCGGTAATTCATTGATTGGAACTGAAACAGCAACATCTGCAGATATTGATCCATCAAATTTTCTTTATACAAAAACTTATGGATTGGCTCCAAATAACACAACACTTACAGTATACTATACAACGGGAAATGGTATAAATGATAATGTTGCAAGTGATACATTAACCAATGTAATAACAAGAGAAATTTTATTAGATGAAACTGGATTGGATCCAGTTTTATATCAACAGGCGGTTGCAAGTTTAGCAGTAACAAATCCCAATCCTGCTGTTGGTGCAAAAGATTTAGAAGATATAAATGAAATCAGACAAAATGCTCTCGCATCTTTTGCTTCACAAAATCGTGCAGTAACAAAAGAAGATTATATTATTCGTGCTTATAGTTTACCAGCAAGATATGGTTCTATTGCAAAGGCATATATTTCAAAAGATACACAGCTTATTTCAAACGCAATTTACAATAGTGATAGAGTTCAAAATGACTTGGCATTAAATTTTTATGTTCTTGGTTACGATTCAAACCAAAAACTTACAATGATAAATGATGCAACAAAAGAAAATTTGAAAACATATCTAAATCACCACAGAATACTTACAGATGCTGTTAATATAAGAGATGCATACATAATAAACATAGGTATTGAATTTGATGTTATCATATTACCTGATCAAAATAGCAATCAAGTAATTCTTCGATGTATAAATGCTCTTAAAAAATACTTTGATATAAAAAAATGGCAAATAAACCAACCTATTGTAATAAGTAATATATTTACCGAATTGGATAAAGTAGAAGGGGTTCAAACTGTTGTTGATGTAAAAATTAAAAACTTGTATGACACAACTCTTGGTTATTCACAACACGCATATAATATACAAGAAGCAACAAAAGATGGAATAATTTTTCCCTCACTTGATCCTTCTATATTTGAAATAAAATATCCAGATAATGATATTATTGGTAAAGTGAGGGCATTTGGATGATATATGTAATATACCCAGAAAAAGATGCAACAATATACGAAAGAACGGAATCAAAAAATACCGGTCTTGATTCTATATTAGAAGTTTCACATATACTAATTGGCACTGCATCAAGGTATAATAGTAGAGTTCTGATGAAATTTGATACAAGTCAAATCGAAGAACAAGTGAGTGCAGGAAAAATTCCTGAAAATGCAAGGTACTATCTCATATTAAAAACTGCTGAAGTTAGAGAAATTCCACAAGAATATACTTTATATGCATATCCTGTATCATCTTCTTGGACAAATGGAACTGGAAGATTTGTAAACAATCCAATAGTAAACGATGGTGTATCATGGCGATATAGAACATCAGCAAATGTTGGAACAGAATGGGATATACCCCCAACAACTGCTAGTTTAGAATGGGATGATGTATCGGAAACATGGATTCAAGATGACGGAATATGGGGAAATAATGTACCAACTGCAACAGTTACATCATCTTATTTTTCAAAAGAAGGTGGTGGAACTTGGTGGGATTACGATAATGTTGAATGTACACAATCATTCTCTTTTGAAACACAAGATGTTTATATGGATGTTACATCTATTTTTAGTAAATGGATTACTGGTTCGGGAAGATTTAATAACGATGGACTAATTTTGAAGTTTAGTAATGAATTGGAATCTTCGTTTGAAACTATCAACAGTTTGAAGTTTTTTGCAACTGATAGTAATACAATATATGTTCCAAGAATCCACGTTATTTGGGATGATCAGTCATTTGTAACAGGAAGTTTAACAGAAGTTGGTGAAAATAGTCTAAACTTAAATGTTAAAATGAAAAAGTTTTATTCCCAAGATGAAAAGGCAAAAATTAGAATATATGCAAATGAAAGATTTCCACAAAGAAGTTATACAACACAATCTTATCATATGATAAATTATCACTTACCGTCTTCATCTTATTACGAAATTAGAGATGCCCACACAGATGAGGCAATCTTGCCATTTAACTCAACTGGTTCAAAAATAAGTTGTGACGAAAGTGGAAATTATTTCAATCTATGGATGAATGCATTTCAACCTGAAAGATTTTATAGAGTTGTAATAAAAGTTGAAAGAGATGGTGGTGATGTTGTAGAAATGTTTGATAATAATTACTACTTTAAGGTTACGAGATAATCATGGCAATGTTAAAAAGAGATCCTGAAAATGGAAGAATAATAAGTTATACACCAATTAGTGATAAAAAAAATGAAGGGGTACTTGATGTTGCATTACTCGATGGTAGATATATTAGAAGTGATTTTGTAAATTTTGTAAATGTAAAATTTTCTTCTTTGCCAGATGCAATAAATGCAGAAAGAGTTGTATCTCAAAAAATATCTGCAATTAAAGATCAATCGCTTCTTCCTGGAGAATTTGAGAGAATCACTGGTCAACCACAACCACCAAATTTATTACCGGAACAAATTCAGGCACTCGCAGCAAAAGAATACCTTAAAAGTATAGGAAATTTGATAGATACTGATAGTGATAGTACATTTGCTTTACAATCAAAAATTGATGAATTGCAGGCACAATTAGAACAAAAGGATTCTATAATAAGTGATCAATTACAAAGTATCAACAATTTTGATGATGTATTGGCATCTATTGCTTACGAAAGAAATGTTGCAATAAATAGAAATGACAGATTGAGAGAGGCAAATATATCATTACAACAACAAGCAGACGAAATACTGTTTAGAACAGAACTTGAAGTTGCAAAACAAAGAGAACAATCAATTCAATCTGCACAAGATTTGAAGAACTCTTTATTAAATGTTGCCGATAAAACTGCAGAGATAACAAATTTGCAATCACAGTTTAATGATGTATCTCAAAATTTAAGTGGTGTACAAAATGATATTGGTGGAATACAAAGTGATATAGTAAGACAAGAAAGTTTACTACAAGATGTAGATACCAAATCAAGTGATGCGGCAAATCAAGCAACGGATGCAAATAATAAAGCAGATGCATCATTGTTTAGAATGGAAGAGGCAAATGACAAAATAAGTGATATTTCAGAAGACGATAATGCAAAATCGGCATTTGAAAAAGTATTCCCAATATAATAACAAGTTACAATGAATAATTTTAGATATTCAAATATAGAAGAAATACTTGCTACCAAAAGTTTTATCCGTGGTAACAGATTTAGAGAACAGAATTTAAGAAGAAAATTGGTTGTTCCTATTCTTAACGCAACTACTGCTGTTGAAGATCCTACCAGTATTGAACTTCATGTTTTTTTAGAAAATGGAACTTATATTGAGGGTGGTTCATTATATGATATTCCTTTTGTAATCGAAACACGAGAAGAAACTTTTTTAGTAGATGGGGAAAGACGAGTTTATGACCGAAAGTATGCAATAGTAGATGTTCATAAACATTTACACGAAAACTTAAAATTACCAACTGGAAAATATAAAATTGTATACAATTTTATGAACAGTTTGGTAGGTGGTCCTTCAAATGCACCAAATAGAGTGTTCATATCAGATATATCTCCCGATAGAAAAGAATTAAGACTTGCGATAAAACAACTTGAAAATGAATCTGCAAAACAAGAATTAACAAAATTTGTTTTGGATTACTTAAAAGATTCTTACTATATGCCACCAATAGTTTTGAACTTTGGTGAAAACATGATAGTTGATGTTATCAATGTTGCTACTGACGGTGATGCTAATTTCTTTTATGTAAAGTTATATGATCCATTACCGAGAGAAATAGATTTATACTATGAATGTTGGGTTGGAAGACAAACATTAAAACCTTGGATAGATACCGTTGATATATTGACACAAGAAGAAGAAAAAGGTATTCCATTTATTAAAGGACCTAATTTTGAAGTAAATTATGATTACTGGTTATCAACGGAAACTGATTACAAATCATGGAATGATTTATTATCAACCAATGTTCAAACATCCCAAGAGATATTGAACAGATATGTTCTTAATAGTGGATCGTCAGTAAATCTGAACATTGATTTTAGAGAGTTTGAAAATTTTGTATTTTATTCATCTGCTGAAGAAAGAGTTGAAAACTTTTTTTACAAAATAGGTTTGGTAGAAAATTACAATACACAACTTTCTTTATTGAACACTTATACTGGATCAGTAAAGGCAAATGTAACTAAATTAAAAGGTTTGAAAGACAAACTAATATCCGGATTTGATAATTTTGAGAAATGG